GGTTCTAAAATGGCCCGCATGTCACATCCTGCGCTGACCAAGGCCATTGAGATCGTCGGACTTTCCGCCCTCGCGCGCGGCCTTGGCGTCACGTACCAAGCGATCCGCAAGTGGGAGGCTGCCGGGCGGCTTCCGCGCACCGAGTGGACCGGCGAGACGTCGTATGCCGGCCGCATCGCCGCGATGACCGACGGAGCCGTGTCCCGCGATGAGCTGTTGCGGCTTCCGGCTCCCGACCCCGCCGAGAGGGCCGCCTGATCCCGTGATTCCCATGCCCACATCGTCGCCGAGCTGCACGCGAAAGGGATAGTCAAGTGCCGTCAAATCCCCGGACGGAGGTTGCCGACCGCCAAGGTCGGCTCGATCTCGCGCGACGCGCCGAGCCGAATTCGGTGCCGCTCGAGATCATCCGCAAGCAGCGCGACGGCGGGCAGGCGCTCACGCTGGCGATCTCGTCGTCCGGGCTGGACGACCAGGAAATCTGCGACGCGCTGCGGGTCGATGCCGGCTATCTCAGCCGGATGAAGAAGGGCGCGGCGACGCTGCAGGCGGACCTGATCGCGCCGTTCTGCGAGATGGTCGGCAACACGATCTATCCCGAGTGGATCGCCTACCAGCTCGGCTGCACGCTGGTCGTCATCCAGACCGAGGCCGAGCGCCGGGCGGAAGAGGCCGAGCGCCGCGCAGCGAAGGCTGAAGAGAAGGCCCGGCTGCTGCAGGAGATCCTGCAGGGGAGGGCCGCCGCGTGACCTACAAGCCCCGCTCCGGCAGCCTCGCGCTGCGCCTGTACGAGCACCTGTCCCGGCCCGGCGCGCCCGGGTCGATGAGCGCGGCGCAGATCGCCGGAACGCTCGGGGCAAGCCGCGACAGCGTTGCCACGAACCTAAAGCACGCGGTTGAGTGCGGATTCTTCGTCAAGACGCTGGACGGTGGCCGGGCGCTCTATTCCCTGCCCGGTCGAGACCCGGCGGACGAGGGCGAGGAAGTCGACACGTTCGGCGCGATCCTCGACACGCTCGACCAGCTCACCATCAGCGGCGGCGAGTGGATCGACGCCGGCGGCTACCGGGCGCTCAAGCTGCGGCCCGAGCAGACGGCGAGGCTGAGGCGGCTGTTGACCGGGGGCGGGGCGTGACACGGTCGTGGGTTCCGCTCGCTCAGCGCCGCGGGCAAGTGCTCGAGGCGCTGGCCGGCGGGCCGCTCACGCAAGCCGAGATCGCCGAGCGGATCGGCGTCAAGCAGGCCTGCGTTTCCAAGGTCGTGCGCCGGATGCTGGACGACGGTGATCTGAGACTCGCGCGCGCGATGCGGGCCGCGGGCCGCGGGCCGTGGCCGATGCGTTACGAGGCTAGCCGTTGATCTCGATCAGCGAGACGACCGCGCGCGCGGCGCTGGACCACCTGTCGCCGGACGTCTGCCGGGACGACTGGGTGCGCATCGCATTCGCGATCGCCTCCGAATTCGGGTCCGGGGGATTCCATCTCTTCGACGACTGGAGCCGGGGCGGCCGCAGCTATGACGAACGCGCGACCAGGTCGACATGGAAGTCGGTCACCCGCGCCAAGGCGGACGGCCGGCGGGTCACGATCGGCACGCTGATCGCCGAGGCGAAGCGCAACGGCTTCCGGTTCGAGGCCGAGCAGACATCCGAGGCGGCGCGCGCGGAGCGCGAGCGCCGGCGCGCCGAAGCCTTGGCCCGGGAGCAAGCCGAAGAGCTCGCGCGGCGCGATGCAGCCGCCCGGGCGGCCATGCGGGCGCAGGAACGCTGGCAGCGCGCAGCGCGCACCGGCGCCTCGAGCTATCTGGTGCGCAAGCTGATCGCCCCGGCCGAGGCGGTCCGCTACGAGCCCAACGGGACGATCCTCGTGCCGATGGTGCGCTACGACCTGCCGCGCGAGCGGGCGCTGGTCGGCGTGCAGGCGATCCGCCAGGACGGGTCGAAGCGCTTCGGCGTCGACACCGCGAAGCGCGGCTCCGCGTGCCGCATCGGCGTGGTCGTTGTCGGCGAGCCGATACTGGTGGGCGAGGGGTACGCCACCTGCATGACGCTGCGTGCGGCGGTGGCGGGCCGGCTGCCGGTCTTCGTCGCGTTCGATGCCGGCAACCTCGAGCCTGTCGTCGAGATCCTGCAGGCGCTGCATCCTCAATGCCCGATCCTCGTGTGCGCGGACGATGACTTCGCGACGACCGGCAACCCGGGCCGCGAGAAGGCCGATCGGCTTCGCCGGCGACGCGGCGTGCACATGATCTATCCGGTCTGGCCGCAGGGCCAGCACCGTGGGCCGAAAGACACCGACTTCAACGACCTGCACAAGTGTGCAGGCCTGCAGGTCGTGGCGCGCCAACTGCGCGCGCCGCTGCGCTTCCTCGGCTACCCCGGGCCTCTGGCTGTGGAGATCACCGATGCAGCCTGAGTCGCAGGTGATCGACATCCGCTCGGCTGCGGAAGGGCCTCCCCCGCCCTCTGCAGGCGGGGAACCCGCTCCGAAGGGGGGCGGGGGCCGCAACAAGCGCGCCAGGACGATCGACTGGGGCAAGGTCAACGAGCTGGGCGAGCATTTCGCGCTGATCTACGGCACCGACACGGTGATCGACAAGCGCACCCTGATGGTGATGAAGGTCAACGCGTTGCGCCTCGCGTTCGGCGTCGACTCGGTCAAGCTCTGGCTCGGCTCGCCCGATCGCCAGATGATCATGCCCAGCCAGCTGGTCTTCCGTCCGGCGAACGACGTCGGACCCGACTGCATCAACCTCTACTCGGGTCTCGCGATGGCGCCGAAGGCCGGCGACTGCTCGGCGCTGCTCGAGCTGCTGCAGCATCTGTGCAGCGAGTCGGCCAAGGGCGACGAAGGCGTCGCTGCGGTCGTCGACTGGGTGCTCAACTGGCTCGCCTATCCGCTGCAGCACCCCGGGGCGAAGATGGCCACCGCGCTGGTCTTCCACGGGCCGCAGGGTGCGGGCAAGAATCTCTTCTTCGAATCGGTCGCGAAGATCTACGGGCGCTACGCGCTGGTGGTCGGGCAGGACCAGCTCGAGGACAAGTTCAACGACTGGCTCTCCCAGAAGCTCTTCCTGATCGGCGACGAGGTGGTCGCCCGCCAGGAGCTCTACCACACCAAGAACAAGCTCAAGGCGCTGATCACCGGCGACCAGATCCAGATCAACACGAAGATGCTCCCGCTGCGCACCGAGTCGAATCACGTCAACGTGGTCTTCCTCTCGAATGAGCAGCAGCCTCTGGCGCTCGAGCAGGACGATCGTCGCTACCTGGTCGTCTACACGCCGCCCACGCGCGACGACGATCTCTACTCGCGCGTGGCCGCGAGCATCGAGGCCGGCGGTGCGGCGGTGTTCCTGCAGCACCTGCTCGAGCGCGACCTGGGTGACTTCCGGCCGCACACCCGCCCGCTGATGACCAAGGCGAAGTCCGACCTCATCGAGCTCGGGCTGCGCGCGCCGGAGCGCTTCGCGCTCGACTGGCTGCGGGGGTTTCTCCCGCTTCCCCTGCAGGTGTGCGCCGCCGAGCAGCTCTACCGCGGCTTTACCCGATGGTGTCGCGAGACCGGCGAACGATTCCCCCCTCCCCAGGTGGCGTTCAGCAAGTCGGTGATGAAGGTCGCGCGCGAGCAGCTCGGGTACAAGGTGATCAAGCTCGACCGCCCGGATCGCGGCAAGGTCGCCACGCGGATGTGGATTCCAGCTGGCTGCGCGCCGCCCGAGGGCATGACGGCTGGAGAGTGGGCGGCCGACAGCCAGGCCGAGTTCGAGCGGGCGCTCGGGGACTTCTTCGGGCGTGGCGAAGGGGGTGAGCGGTGAGCCCGGTTACGCGTCGGTTACGCGTGCGCGAGGGACGCGTAACCGCGAAACCCGCGCCAGATAAGGCCAGTTACGCGGTTACGCTGGTTACGCGAGATTTTCCCATCCCATGCGTGCGCGCGCGCGTAAGTGCTTCCGGTGTGCGCGTCGCTGAGAGTCAGGAAACCACGCGTAACCGCGTATCTCGCGTAACTCGCAAGCACTGGCGCGGCTTTCGCGAACCCTATATCCGTAACCGCACCCGTAACCGCGTAACCGGGGAGATGGTGATGAAGAGCGAGGTGAAGGGCAAGGGGCGAATGAGGTCGGCGATGCCGACGGTGGCGGGCTGGATCGACGAGTTGCGCGAGGCCTTCGGCGCCGACCAGGTCGATCCGTCGATCGGCGAGGGCATGCGTGGCGAGCCGAACCGGTTCTGGGCGCGCGAGGCTGGGCACGAAGTCGGCACGCAATTCGACCGGGCGGCTGGGGAGGGCGAGCGGTGAGCGTCGTCCTCGAGCGCGTCGAGGCGTCGCCACTATTCCGGTCGGCGCACCAGGCGCTGCTCTTCGCCTACACCTTCTCGCCGAACCAGCACGGCGAAGCGGCGGCGGCCGAGCGCTCGATAGCGATGTTCGGCCGGTCGCGCTACGAGATCTCGCCGCGAGTCGTGTCGCGTGGCCTTTCAGGACTGGACGGCGCTGGCCAGGCGGGGATGATCAAGGCGCAGGTCGAGACACTGCCGCTCCACCTGCAGCGGGTGATCGAGGCACGATTCGCCGTGCTGTCGCCCGACGTCCAACGCAGGGCGCTGCTCGAGCTGGCCCTGCGCGCTCGCGATGCGCTGCCGGATCGTCATATCGTGCTGGCGGCCAAGCTCGTCCGGCGGCACTACGTCGGCAAGGTGCGGTTGATGCAGTTGGCCGTCGAGCACGAGATCAGCGAGCGCTCGATCAAGCGCCGCTGGGCGCTGGTGCGCAACATGCTGCAGCAGCTCGATCAGCAGGCGATGGCGCGCGCGGAGATCCTGCTCGAACGGGGGCGCGTGATCACGCCGATCGACGATTGACACGCGTGGCCCCTTTTGTGGTAGATTCGCGTGCAATTCGATAGGATCAGCTCAGTGTCCCTATCGATCACGAGGCCCCGCGAGCGAGCGATCGACGCGGGGCTTTTCCGTTCTTCGGCCAGTCAGCCGGGCGGTAGGGCGATCATGTTCTGGACGGTGCGCAGGCACCAAGCCGGACGGGTACGTAGCGGTACCAATCGATCGGAAACGCCGCCCGCCGCGCACAAGGCGGAAAACGCTGTAGCGCCTGGCCGAAGCTCTCTGTCCCCGTGGAGCAGCAGCAGCTCGCCGGCCTCATAAGCCGGAGGTCGCAGGTGCGATTCCTGCCGGGGCAACCGGTGTCTCCTCCATCCCTCGGGATGTTCCCGGGCCGCGGCTCGGGCTTCTTCTTTCCGGATCCAGCGATGCCCGAACTGGTCGAACGGATCGACGCGCTCGTGGCGGCCCAAGCCGCGATGACCGCGGCGATCGGCGAGCTGGCCAAGTCGATTGGCATGCTGGCCCAGGCGCTAGCGTCCGAAGATGACGGGCCGGATGCGACTGGATCTCCGGCGACGCTCGACGGCTGATGGCCACGCGCGCGCCGGTGCACAGGCCAGTGCGCCTCGAGGTAAGGCGGCACGGGCCGGACTGGTCCCAGCCGTGGGCCAAGGCCAAGCCTCAGCAGCGTCTCTCGGGTCGCAAGCTTCAGCGCGAGCGTGAGCGGCTGTTCGCACGCGAACCGCTGTGCGCAGAGTGCAAGCGCCACGATCGCGCGACGCTCGCTGTCTGGCGCGATCACATCGTGCCGGTCGCCGAGGGCGGCACCGACGACGACGCGAACATCCAGGGCCTGTGCGATGAATGCCACCGCGCCAAGACGGCGCGCGAGGCAGCGCGCGGGTTGAAGCGAGGCCGGTAGGGGGGTCTGAATCTCTGGCGCCCGAGGCAGGGAAGCCGGGCGCCAAGTCGATTTTCCTCGTGCGCGGGTTTCTGTAGGGGGGTATTGGAGCAGTCATGGGACAGCGCGGACCAGCACCGAAGCCGGCCGAGCTGCGGGCCATCGAAGGCAACCGCGGCCATCGGCCGATCAGCCTCGATTCGACGTTTCGGCCGGAGGTCGGCGCACCGGATGCGCCGCGGTGGCTGACGAAGGAAGCGCGCAAGACCTGGCGTCGGCTGATGCCGGAGCTGCTGCGCTACAACCTGGTGTCGGTGGTCGACCGCGACATGCTCGCGATGCTCTGCCAGTCGGTCGGGCGCATCGAGCTGCTCGAGCGCGCGATCGCCGCGAAGATGGCGGCGCTCGCCGAGGACGGAAAGGATTCCGTCGAGGCGCTGGTCGGCAAGACGCAGACCGGGTACGAGGTCCAGGCGGTCGCGTACCAGCTGCTCTCGAAGGAACAGGAAAAGGCGTTCAAGCTGCTGGCTGAGTTCGGGCTGAGCCCGGCGCAACGCGCGCGCGTGGCCACCGCCATCCGGCAGCAGCTGACGCTGTTCGAGGGCGGCAAGACCGAGCCGACGGGCGGCGCGCCGCGGGGCTTCGCCGAATTCCGGTGACAGGCAACTATCTGGCCCGCGCGAAGGCGTACGCGCAGCGGGTGATCGACGGGACGGAGGTGGCAGGGCGCCTGGAGCGGCGCGCGTGCGAGCGGTTCCTTCGCGACCTCGAGCGTGCCGGGACGCACGCCTTTCCGTTCGTCTTCGACGAGGAGGCCGGCGCGCGCGCGTGCACGTTCGTCGAGTTGCTGCCGCACATCAAGGGCCAGTGGGCCCGACCGGTCTACGTCGACGGCCAGGTGCAGCACGGCCGGATCGAGCTGGAGGACTGGCAGATCTTCGAGGTGGTCCAGCTGTTCGGCTGGAAGCACCGGGAGACCGGCCTGCGCAGGTTCCGGCGCGCCTACGAGGAGGTCGCGCGCAAGAACGCGAAGTCCACCAAGGCGGCGGCGATCCTGCTGTACATGCTCGTGGCCGACGGCGAACCAGGCGCGCATGTGTACTCGGCAGCGACCACCGGCGACCAGGCGCGCGAGGTCTTCGACGTGGCGCGCAACATGGCCCTGCGCCTGCCGGAGTTTCAGCGTCGCTTCGGCGTGGACGTGGGCAAGCACGACATCGTGGTCGCGGACACGGCCTCGAGCTGCCGGCCGCTGAACGCAGAGGGGTCGACGCTGGACGGGCTGAACATCCACTGTGCGGTGGTCGACGAGCTGCACGCGCACAAGACCCGCGCGGTCTACGACGTGCTCGACTCGGCGACCGGTGCGCGCAGCCAGCCGCTGATCCTGATGATCACCACGGCCGGATCGGATCGGTCCGGGATCTGCTACGAGCAGCGCGACTACACCATCAAGGTCCTCGACCGGGTGATCGAAGACGAGAGTTGGTTCGGCGTCATCTACACGCTCGACGACAACGACGATTGGCGCGATCCGGCGAACTGGCGCAAGGCAAATCCGAACCTCGGTGTGTCGGTGCTGGTCGATGACCTCGAGGCCGCGGCGCGCAAAGCGATGGCGACGCCCTCGGCACAGGGCGGGTTCCTGACGAAGCGGCTGAACGTCTGGGTGAACGCCGACTCGGCCTGGATGGACATGCAGGCGTGGGATCGCTGCGCGGACCCGACGCTGACGGTCGAGCGGGTCGCGCACCTGCCTTGCGTGGACGGGCTGGACCTGGCGAGCAAGGTGGACGTCGCGGCGAAGGTGCGCATCTTCGAAGATGCCGAAGCGGATCGGTACTACCTGATTCCGACCTTCTGGCTGCCGGAGCGCGCGCTCGAGGCCGGTACGAACAGCCAGTACGACGGCTGGCGTCGCAGCGGGCACCTGCAGGTGTCCGATGGCGAGGTGATCGACTTCGAGGCGATCGAGGACGACCTGCGCGAGGACGCCAGGACGCTGAACCTGGTCGACGTGCCGTTCGACCCGTGGCAGGCGACGCAGATGGCCAGCCGGCTGCTCGCTGAGGGCCTGCCGATGGTCGAGTTCAGGCAGACGGTGCAGAACATGAGCGAGCCGATGAAGCAGTTCGAAGCGCTGGTGCTGCAGGGCAAGCTCATCCACGACGGGAACCCGATGATGACCTGGATGATCTCGAACGTCGTGTGCCACCGGGACGCGAAGGACAACATCTACCCGCGCAAGGAGCGCCACGAGAACAAGATCGACGGCCCGGTGGCCGCGATCATGGCGCTGGGGCGCGCAATCGCGAGCGAGCAGGCAACCGGCGTCATCGAACAGGGATTCGTGGTGCTCTGATGCTCAAGCGCCTGACCAACCTTTTCGGATCGAGCCAGCCGGAAAAGCGGCAGGAGCCGTCGATTCGGGGTGACTACGTCGACGTCCCGTCGTCGGACTCGGTGAAGATGGGGGAAATCTTCGGCGGTTATCGCACGGACTCTGGCGCGCTGGTGAACGAGTCGACCGCGATGCGCGTGGCGGCGGTATACCGCTGCGTCGGCTTGATCGCTGGCGCGGTCTCGGCGCTGCCCTGCACGTTCTATCGCCGTGACCCGGAGGGCCGCGAGCGGGCCGATCATCCGTACTGGTGGCTGTTCAATGAGCAGCCGACGCCGCGCTTCACGGCGGCGACCTTCTGGGAGTTCGTCGTCGGGCAGATGCTGTTGCGCGGAGACGGGTTCGCGTACCTGGTGCGCGACGGGAAGTTCGGCACCCAGATCAAGGCGGCGATCCCGGTGCCGCGCGAGAAGGTCGTGCCGCTGCGATTCGGTGACCGGATCACCTACACGATCACCGACGTGATCGAGGACGGGGGCGAGGGCCAGTTCACGGTCGACCAGTCGGACATGCTGCACTTCCCTGGCCTCGGGTTCGATGGCCTGACCAGCAAGTCTGTCATTTCGTGGGCTGCGCGGCAGTCGATCGGGATCGCGATCAAGGCCGACGAGCATGCCGCGCAGACGTTCGGCTCCGGTGCGCATCTGCAGTACGCCGTCAAGGCCGCCGGCCGGATGAGCGAGGAGCAGAAAGAGGCGTTCCGGCAGGCGTGGATCGCGAAGTACAGCGGCTCTGGTGTCTCGAAATACCCGCTCGTGTTGACCGAGGGGTTGGACGTCACGCAGTTGTCGATGAACGCCGTCGATTCGCAGTTGATCGAGTCGCGTCGGTTCCAGGTGGTGGACATCGCGCGCGCGTTCGGCGTGCCGCCGCACATGATCGGAGAGACCACAGCATCGACGAGCTGGGGATCGGGCATCGAGCAGATGTCGATCGGGTTCGTGCAGTACACCCTGCGGCCGCACCTGACACGGATCGAACAGGAGTTGAACCGCAAGCTGTTCCCGAGCCGGGATCGGTATTTCGTCGAGTTTAACGTGGACGGGCTTCTGGCTGGAGACAGCAAGGCGCAGGCCGAGTATTTCGGCAAGGCGCTGGGCGGGCCCGGTGCGCGCGGCTGGATGACGGTCAACGAGGTTCGCCGGCTGAAGAATCTGAAGCCGATCACCGGCGGCGACACGCTGCCACAGGATCAACCTGGAGCAAGCAATGCACCCGATGCACAACCGCCTCAATAGGCTGCTGGCGCTCAATCGCGCCGCGCCGCGGGAATACCGGATCGAGGCGTCCGAGGACGCATCGTCGATCTACCTGTACGACGTGATCGGCTACGACTGGTGGACGGGCGGCGGGGTGACGGCGAAACAGTTCGCGCGCGACTTGCAGCAGATCACGTCGAGCACGATCCATCTGCACGTCAATTCGCCGGGCGGCGACGTGTTCGAGGGTCGTGCGATGGTCGCGGCGCTGCAGTCCGTGCAGGCGAAGGTCATCGCGCACATCGACGGGCTTGCGGCGTCGGCCGCGTCGTTCCTCGTCATGCACGCCTCGGAGATCGAGATGACCGACGGCGCGTTCATGATGATCCACAACGGCTGGACGATGGCGCTGGGCGACCGACACGCGATGCTCGAGACCGCAGCGCGGCTCGAGAAGATCGACGCCTCGATCGTCGAC